TTTAAACTACATATATATAAATGGCAGGCAGATCAAGAGTTATGAGATTAAAACAATCAATTGTCAATAATATTGACGCTCACACTTTTTCAGGACCGATGAAAAGTGGCACATCACCTAGTGTTGGCGTTACTCGTTATTATTGGTATAATTATGCTAGACAATGTAATCAAAACCCAAATCAAGTTAAAAAGAGTTATGATAACATGGTTTTCTTAAATATAAATCCAGCCCAAACTCCTGTAAATGCTGGTTTCAGACCAACTACTAATAATAACTATTCTTATATTGGACCAAAAGGAGTAACATTTTATGATGCGAATGTTAAATATGATAATCATTATTATAGACCTAGATACCCTATTCAACAACCGCCAGTTAATTCAACAGCTCCTGTTTATATTCAACCTTCAAGACATATGACAGGATTTCCATCTAAACTAACTTAAAATATATATATATATATATTAAATAATTTATATATATATTTGATTAAATTGTTCCAAAATTAGTAGTTCCTGAACTAACAAATGTTGATACGGGATTGGCTGGAGATTGAATTGGTGGATATGAGAAATAACCATTAATACTATTATATGAATAACGTGGATAACGTCCTAGATAAGTATAAAATTGTCCACATTTTCTATTCTCTCCATTACAAACACTCGCTAATCTATTTTTAGCGCGTCGATTAGCTATACTTGACGCACCTATTCCACATTGTCCGGGTGTATATTTATTGTATAAGTATTGATATGTATTACAATTAGAATTCCCACCAGCAGCAAATTTTGTTGAACGACGACCACCTACACCAAGATTTTTCTTATATAAAAATCCGGGAAAATTAGTTGTATTTCCATACCAAAATTGTCCATTCGAATTACTTCCACTTCCAAAATTTGACATTTATATATATACTAAATAAATTACACTGACCGGAAAGAAAAATGAGACAAAATAAATATATTTAAGAAAATTATTTAAATTGTATAATGTATAATATATATATATGATTAATATTGATAATATTATTGAGGAAAATAAACATCTAAAAGCAAAAAATACTGAACTTGAAGAAAAATTAAAAAAATATACAAATAGTATTGGTCATAAAAAATATTATGAAACTAACAAAGAAATTGTTATGGAAAAAGGTGCGAAATATTTACAAAAATTAAAAGAAGACAACCCTGAAAAATTAAAGGAATATAGGAGAACCGCATATTTGAATAGAAAAGAAAAATTAAAAAATCTTGAAAAAGAAAAAGTTGAAAATATTTAGGAATAAATAATTTTAATTAAAACTATTTAAAATTATTTTCTTTTGTAAGTATATAGGATGAATTCCAAAAAAGAACCTCCTGATAAATATCGGTGTTTGAAACTTCCTATTTCTTCTATTCTTTACAAGAATGATAAAGAAGTTAAGGAAAATATGGAAATCTTACAGAAAGCAATTATTAGAACAAATGCAATTACAACCAAAACCTATTTTTTATTACGATTATGGGTTCTTTATAAGTTTTATAATAATCAAGAAATACCTGAAATTACAGAAGATACTATTTCTATGGCTATGAAATCAATAATGAAATCTTCATCAGGACAAAAACCAAAAGGTAATAATGCTATTTTATTAGATGAGTTTCAAAACTTAAATACATTTGAATTAGAAGATGGTGGTAATTTATCATCTATTTTAGACTATTATGCTACTACGATGATTACTTCTATTGAAAATAATATCAAGATGAGATTTTTTGATTATGTAAAAAGATTTATAAATTCTTATTTCAAACATCTTTATCAAGAACAAATAGAAAATAAAGAATTTAAGAAACAACTTTATAAAGAAATCAATTCAGTTAAAAATGATATTATCAACAATACGCTTACTTGTGATGAAAAATATCATAATTGGTTAAAAGATAATCGTAATAAGATTGTTCCTGAAACATTTGAAATTAGTTATTATTATGATATCAAAGTTTCACCTTATAAGTATTTGAAACATATGATTTTTATGTGTTTGGAATTAGAAAAAATAGAAAGAAAATCATTCCAATTTTTTCCTATACAAACTAACGCAATTCCAAGACATATTCAAGTAGATACAAAAGCATTAGTAGAGTTATTTATAGAAACAGACAAACACCAAAAATTATTAGATGTTTGGATTACAAAAGATAAACGAATTGATAAAGGGAAAAACAAAGGAAAACTTAAAAATAAGACAAAAGGGGATTTATATAATTGTTTAGAACAAAACAAAGAATTCATTTGGAATACATTTTTCAACATAACGCAATCAAGAAATAATTATGTTTTTGATTATACCATTATTACGGATGGATATGCAACTTCTTTACGATTTTTACATAAGGATTTTGTAGAAGAAGAACAAGAAAAGAAAGATAAGAAAAAGGCAGGAAAGAAAGCATTACAAGGATTAACCAAAGAACAAAAAGATAAAATCAAAGAAAATAAGAAACAACTACAAAAAGAACAAGCAAAAAAGATACGATTAGAAAATAAAGATAAACCAAAGAAATCCAAGAATGAAGAAAAACAAGAAAATCTTGAATTTCCTTATATTGATGAAGTTCCAAAAGAAATGTTAGAAGGAAAACATATTTTCATAGACCCTGGAAAAAGAAGTTTGTTTTCTATGATGGATGATGATGGTAATTTCTTTTCTTATACAAATAGGCAGTATCTTAACGAAACTAAAAGATTGAAATATCAGACATTACTAAAAAATTACAGAGACAAAATTGGAATAACATCAATAGAGGATGAGTTAAAACAATATAATTCTAAAACCTGTAATATAGAAAAGTTTCAAGAATATATAAATGCGAAAATAAAAGCAAATGAAACATTAGTTCCGTTATATCAAGAATTAAAATTTCGTCAATACAAATGGTATTCTTATATAAATAAAAAACGAACAGAAGATAATATGGTGAATAAAATAGTGAAGAAATACAGCAAAGACCATATAATTATCATAGGCGATTGGAGTATAGGAAAACAAATGAGAAACTTCATATCCACACCAAATTTAACACTCAAAAGAAAATTACAAGAAACATTTAAGGTTTATAACATAGATGAATTTAGAACTTCTTGTTTATCTTATAAAACAGAAGAACCTTGTGAAAATTTATATTTGAAATTCAAGAAAGACCCAAAACAAAAAGAACGAAAGATACATTCTATCCTAACATATCAAATGGAAAATAATAGGAAGGGGTGTATCAATCGTGATAATAATGGATGTAAGAATATCCAAAAAGTATTCAAATCATATATGGAAACAGGAGAAAGACCTGAAAAGTATAGAAGAGAATACAAAGATAATAAAAGTCTCCAACCGCCAAGTGCCGTTAAATGTGAGACAAGCCCAAGATTTTCTATTTAAGAAAATGGATAGGGTGCTTTTACATCACTTGGAAAGAATTATTATAATTTTTTATTTTTTATAGAAAGTTTGTCTCATTTTTCTTTCCGGTCGGTGTAATAAATTTTATACCCATTTAAGATTTTAGGAATTGTAAAATGGCGCCTTTTCAGAAAATTATCAATATAAATTTATAAATATTTTTCCCATTTTCCATTACTTTGTAAAAGTTAGTAAATTTTTACTTGAGTAAATTTCATTATTTTATTAGTATATATATATTAATGAACTTTAGTAGAAGCGTTCAAATGAGAAACATAACAAATTCGTCTAGATCCGGAAGAAGTAGCAGTAGCAGCAACAGTAGCAGCAACAGTATTGATACACCTAAAAACGTAAATTATCGTGTGACATTAAGATATTGCGGTATAAAAGAATTATTTCGGGTTCCTCAAAAATCGGAAAATGGACAAAATATAGCAATAAAAAGAGAAAAAACTATAACTATTTCGAAGCCTGAAAATACTAGTAAAGAAGATATTATAAAAATGATTAATACAGATTTACAAAATAATCAGCTATACGATGTAGGTGCTGGTTATACGATTGACTTAAACAGAACGGAAGAGCTTGGTCCAGATGAATGTTCAGGAAGTCTATGTCTTATATTATATTTAAACGGGCCTAATGATACAGAGTGTCAATCTAGTGATACAAAATATTATACAGCTGAAGAAGTTAATTTAATTATTTATAATGAAAATAGAACTATTCCTTCAGACGCAATATTAACAGATATTAATTCATTAAACCCTAACAAAAAATATTTAATAATCACAAACCCGCCTGATAACAATATTCCTGAATTACCAAATAAACCTCTTTTTTCTATTAAACTAGAGGAATATTCACGTCCAGTTGACTTCCAAAATGCTATCGGTATATTTAAAAAACAACTTCAACCAGGATTTTTTAAGTTTGAACAAATAAGCCCAGTTAATTTTAATGGTACAAATATCATAAGAGAAAATATAGGTGGAAAAATTGTTCCTGGTAAAACATACGATGGATATATTTATGTACCAACAGACCCAATATATAAAAATTACATTAAGTTTTATGAACTACCTCCTTCATATGATAATTTGTTTAAGAAATCTTTTTTTGAGAAAACATCATCGTTTTTTAAAAATCCAGCTGGAGGTAAAATAAAAACAAATAGAAGACATAATAGAAAAACAAATAGAAGACATAATAGAAAAACAAATAGAAGAAATAATAAAAGGACAAAAAGAACTAAATAAAATATATGTAGAAATGCTATGAAAAGAAGGTAATCATCTATTGAAAGACTAAAAAAATATTTTTTTACCTTTTTTACACCTTTTTACGTTTCACGAAACGCAATGCCTTTGGAACGCCAATTTTTATATAATGAAAATTACATAAAAATATTAAAAGGGCTCTTTACCGGTTTCTATGTAATATTTACATACAAAACAAGATTTATTACAACCCAAATAATGGTCATATCTATTACTACAAAATGCAGGAAGTTTATAATCTTTACTTATCCAAAAGTCTTCTAATTTATCTAATTCAATATTATTATTATGAAAATTATGTGAGAAATAACTAGCACGATATCTTTGGACGAAATCAGGATCTCCTAAAGAACACCGACACATAGGACATCTAACAGTTGAAACATAAGAAGACGACAACCATTTAGTTTCGATATACTTAAATAAGCATTTTTTATGAAAATGATGACCACAATTAGTAATAAAAGCAGAACTTTTCATAATAATTGGTTCATAACAAATAGGACATTCATCTCCAGGTTTAATATAACATCTAATTCTAAAATCGCATGGTGTTTCTTGGTCGCCAATTGTAAATGGTTTAACTTCTTGTTCTAGATGACATAGGCAATCATTATTGATACAAGAATTACATTCTCCAATTGATTTTTTTAAATTACAATAATGATAATAACGAGAATTACGCTCATATAAATAAAATACATCTTCTAATGTTGACATTTGATAATAATGTGTATAAATATTATCAAATATAAATAATATATCAATTTTATTAAAAATTATGTTTGATTTTGTTTGTCTTGTAACCTTTTAAGTCGCCTCTCTTCATTATATTTATCTCTTTTTTCTTTTTTTATACGTTCTTTTTCTTGTTCAATTAGTTTTTGTTGTTCTTGCCATTCTGTTGTTTGTTCTAATAATTCTTGTTGTTTTAACTTTTCTGCCTTTACTTCAGCATTTTTAAGTTTTCTTTTTTCTTTCAAAATTTCTTTATTTTTTTCTCTCCAAACCTTTTGCCACTCTTGATGTTGTTCTTTATTTTTTTCTCTATATTCTTTCGTTTTTTCATAAATTTCTTCTTTATGTTCAGCACGATATTTTTTCATTTGTTCCGAAATAACCTCTTTATGTTCCTCTTTGTATTTTTTGGTTTGTTCCTTAAGGTATTCCTTATTTTCTTCTCTATATTTTTGGATTATTTGTTTTTTGAGTGAATTTCTATCTTCTTCTGAAATATATGCTTTTAGAGAATTTAAATTTGCGCTATATTCATCAATTAATTCCTGTTCTCTTATTCTTGCTTCTAACTTAGTTTTTCCAATAAATTTTTCAATTTCAACCATTTCCCATTCGTCCCAACCGCCATTTTGTCTTATTACTTGGTAAAGTTTTATATGTGATTTACTATGGTTTATATCTATACAGGGTAAATTGTGTTGTCTTTTTCTGAAAACAAAGTTATTTGTGTGACCAATATAACAATAGTTTAAATTAGTATTTTTAGGGTAAATTTTATACATAACATAATCGTCAATGTCAGATGCTGAATATATCAATGTAGATTCTTCCTCCATTCTATACATATTTATATAATTTGTTTATATAAATATATCAATTTTATTAAGAAATCTTTCTAGTAGGAATATCACTAGCAACAAGATATATGGAGTTTTCCGTAATAATAATATACTCAGTTCCAGACTTATAAAACTTCTGAATAGTCGATGTATATTCGTCTTCTGACTTCACTAACAATTTCTCACCATTCTCTCTAGCTCCAACAAGCGCTTTCTTATCAAGAGAAGAAGTCCAATAATCTAACATAATTGGTTTGTCTTCAACGATAGCAAGTTTACTAGCGTGTTTCATGGTTACATCACTAGGTAATCTATAATTAAAAGGGGCAGCAGCCGTGCTCTCAGTCTGTTGACTTGTTTTTTGTTCGGACATATTATATAATTTAAATATATTAGTCTTTAAATACTTATATATTTAAATTATTTTAATTTAAATAATATAAAATAATAAATATAATGAAAACACTTGATATTAAAGAAGTTAATTATTCATTACATAATAATGAAAATTTTAAAAAAGAATTAGACTCTGAAATAAGTGATGTTACTAAAAAATTATCTGAATTATTTATTGATTATTTCAAATTTATTATAGAAAATATAAAATTAAAAAAAACTCAATTTTCACGATTTATTATAATAAGAGGTTTAGATACCATTATAAATGTATTTAACCATATATTATTTTATACAAAAAACCTTGATGTAACATATTTTCATTGTCAAAAAGCATTCTATTTTTATGTAGAATTTGTAGGGCAGATTTCTGAAGATGAAAAAATGTTTTTACAACTCAGTTCAAGAGATGCAACTACATATGTTTATAAAAAAACTATATTCGAAATTAATTATGAAACAAGAAAAAGCAATGAAGAAATATCCGATTATACTCGTTTAAAATTGGATATTATAAATTCATATGCTGACTTATACAAAACAATATTATTAAAATTAATTAATTGTGATTTTTTAAATAATGAAAATTTATTAAGTATTCAAAATATATATACAAAATTAAATAATTTAACAAATAAATCAAAAATCAAATTATTAAATGAGTTGATAGAAAAGTTTTATTATTGTATTGATGATGATAAATTCTTTTTTGATTCATGTGAATTACTAGTTAAAAAAATTTGTAAAAACCAAGATTTATTATATAATGATTGTTTAAATAAATTTTTATCTGAAGAATTTAAAGATAAACTTCAAGAAAGTTGTGATAAATTTATAAATTGGTTTATGAATTGATTTCTATGATAATAGTCTTACGCCTTATTTTTTTAGTTTTATCTTTTAAAGGAACATTTTTTTCAGAATCACCAAGTAAATAATTTTGGCAAATATTAGCATATTCATTATTAAGAATAATTTTAAGAAATTCATATATAACCATTAAAACATTTTCATCGCATTTTCCAACAATTAAAACACTGCCTGTTCTAAATATCATAAATGATACTTCTTTAACGTTTTTATATAAATTTTTATTTTCCTCTGAAATTTGACAACCATTTTGAATACCAACGTCAGGATTATAATAAAATTTACATTGAATTCCTGGATATGAGCAAGGATCATACATAGATTGAATATTGTACTTAAATTTTAATATATCATTTAAAGCCTCACGATTAATAAAGAACCCGCAATTAAAATTCGAATTAATTAGAACAGTTTCATTAGTGTCAGGCTTATATCCTAAACCATTACTAACATAAGGTTGTAAGGTTTTAACTACTTCTTCTAATATTAGTTGAAATACGGATTCATTTTGAACTCCAGGAATTTCTAGTTTTCCAGTGTTAAACACTTTAACATGAAATTCTTTAAAAGTTTGTTCAATCTTCATGCGAAGAATTAGTACAAAACAATTATAAAACGCACTCTTCTTTTTACATCTATAACTTAAAATATCCTTTTTCGAAATTCCAATACTAATTTTACGAATATCTTTAAATTTAATACGACCAGTTGGATTGTCAATATGAATTATGACATTTTCTTCAAAATAAGGTTCATCTTTAAGTTTGTCTTGAATAAAATAAAGTTCTTCCTTTTCAGTGGAATTAAATTTCATTTGTTTCTTAATAACACCATTAGAAACTTTATAATATGGTATAATAGGAATATCCCAAAATATTTTTTTTAGGTCGATTGTCATGTTTAAATAAGCTATTTTGGTTTTAGTACTTATATATATATTTGTAGCTTTAGGAGCGACGGAATGTATATTCATAGCAATATTAGCAGAAACAAAATCATTTGCTTTATTTTGTAATAAATTGTCAATATCTACTTCTTCATCATCAGATGATATATCATCATTAGTTGATGATATAAAATTTTCCCATTCAAGATCAATATTCATTGTTGTAGACATTACTATATATCGGTAATTTATCTTTATATTCTTTATATTATTTTTATTTCAATTATTTTCTTTATTATATAATATAAAGAATGTTAAGAACTAGTCACCACGTCATCTTCGAAAGAAGCGAATCAATTCCTATTAAGCAAAATTTATCTACATCTATAAAAATAAATTCTCCAAAGGGAGAGTATAGCCTTAAGCAAAATTTTTTTGATCCTTCCAAAAGTTCGCCTCCTAATGAGTTTATGATTAAACTTCATATGAGAATAAATAAATATTACATGGATAATGATGATGACAGTTTAGATATTAAATAATTTATATGTATATTGTTATGATTATTTTGAGAATGTATTAAATTTTCAACAAAATCTAAAAACTTATCATTAATATTTTTTGTATATGTTTTAATAATATAATTTAGGAAATCTTTAATTATATTCTTTTTATCAATATTGTAATTTATACTTATGGAATGAATAAAGCTATTGATCTTTTCTATTTTTTCTTTCTGTAATATTTTTGTATAAAGCTCATCCCATACTTCATTATCTATTATATTAAGACATTCATTTTCTAAATTTTGATTCGATTGTATAAAATTTATCATACTTCTTATATCCGATTTATAAAGTTTTTGAATACATGATAATGTTTTTTGTGATAAATTTAATTCCTCGGATAACGAAATATGATTTAGGAACGCTATTATTTCTTCTTTTGGTAGTTGATTGAATCGTAAACGTATAAATTCATTTTGAAGTCCCTCATCTATTTTGCTAATATAATTACAAATCAAACAAAATCTTACATTACTTGTATAATTTTGTAATAAATACCTTAATGCTTGCTGAGCATTTTTCGTCATATAATCTACCTCATCTAATATAACAACTTTCATACCATTATTAAACAAAGGTTTTGAATTAACAAATAAATTTATTTGGCTTCTTATTATATCAATACCTCTTTCATCTGATGCGTTTAAATGTATAATTAAGTCCTTATTTTTTACACCCATTTTATTTTGATATGAGTTTATTAAGTTAATTATTGTTGTTGTCTTACCTGTTCCTGGTGGTCCATAAAATAATAAATTTGGAAAATAACCGGTTTCTATTATATTTTTTAAAATTTGTTTATTTAAAGGGTCTAGAACTATATCATCAATATTTTTTGGTCTATAAAATTCTACATAAGGTATCCCACTACTCGTCATATATTAATTATATAATAATATTTTATTTAATATAATATTATAATTAATCATAATTATCAAAATTATCAAAATTAAAATATTGAAATTAAAATATTAAAGATATTTAATGAATATAAGTAATACTATGAATTCTCATTATAAAGCTGGATATCTCGAAATTATATTAGGACCAATGTATGCTTCAAAAACAACAAGATTGGTTGAGATATATAATCAATGTGATTTTTGTAAAATACCCGTTGTAGCAATTAATCATTCGATCGATAGCCGATATGACCATAATCAGACTATAGTAACTCATGACCAAATTAAAATACCATGTATTAAAACTAATACTTTAAAAAATATTTGGTGTCCTAATATAAAAAATTTATCTGATGAAACTATTACGCAAAATCAATGTAATCAAAATTTTTTTATTACTAAATATTCTCAAGTTATATTAATTAATGAGGGACAATTCTTTGAAGATTTATTTGAAATTGTTAGTGATATGGTTAATCATGGAAAACAAGTTTATGTATGTGGATTAGATGGAGACTTCGAGAGAAAAAAATTTGGACAAATTCTTGATTTAATACCTTTATGCGATAAGGTTACTAAATTAACATCTCTATGTTCAAAATGTAAAAATGGCACTCCAGGAATATTTTCAATGAGATTAACTAACGAAAAAGAACAAACTATTGTAGGTTCAAATAATTACATTCCGGTATGTAGAAATTGTTTTACGTGTTCAAAGGTGTAATAAATAAAAAATTGATTTAGAAATAAATCACCATTTGAAATGTAAAAAGTGTAAAATATTATGGCTCATATAAATACTTATTTATGTTATTTTTGTGATGTTCCATATACGATATTAGATGATAGACTAATAAAAAACTATAACGGTTTATTGGTTTGCACACATTGTGATAAGGCCTTTCCAATAAATTATGATAATCAGGAAAATGGTAATTGTCCTATGTGTATGAATTATAACTCATTAATTAAACATCAAAAATGTTGTCATTATTTATGTATAGATTGTTGTAAAAAAGAATATTTTGGCGTGTCTAAAGAACACAGGCCTATGCATTGGCATGAATCATATAATATTATAGAACCTGATTGGCCGTTTAAAATAGATGATGATGAATATGATGAAAATAATGAAAAATTATTTACACCCTTGAAGATTTAAAACCGCACCCTTTATATTATTTTTTATATTTTTCTCAAAATAATATAGATGACTAAACATAAGACAGAAGATTATAAAATTTCTGCGGTTAAATATTACTTAAATAATGATAAAGGAGATGGATATAAGAAAACTTGTAAAATCTTTGATTGTAAGAAATCCACTTTACGAGATTGGATTAAAATATACAATAGTTCTAAAAATCTCACAAGAAGAAACAGAAAACCTATTTCTTACAAGATTACTAAACCACAAGTGAAAACTGTCTTGGAATTGTTGAAGAAAAACGAACAATTGACTATGAATGAATTAGCATTTGATATGAAACAAAAATATCCTACTTTTGACATTACACCTCAACATTTAGGACATATTATTAGGGATAATAACCAAACAAGAAAAAGAACAAGACACGAGCATTTTCCAAAAGAAAGATATAAGAAACCAATAGATAAACAAACTGAAATGAACGCTTTTTACCAAAAAATAAAACATTATCCATTAAATAAAATAATTTGTTTAGATGAAACAAGTGTAGGTTCTGCGTTGCATCCTACTTATAGTCGTTGCTACTTGGGAAGAAGATGTAGAATAAAAACAAGTAATCAATTTGTATTTCGTAAATTTACATTATTAGTAGCAATAAGTAATTCAAAAATAGTAGGAAAAGAAATGTATGAAAAAGGAGGTATGACAGCAGAACGTTTTTTGGAATTTTTACAAAAACATATTTTTCCAAATTATAAAGGATATTTGATTGTGTTAGATAATGCGAAAAGTCATAATAACGAAATGATAAAAAATGCGATTACCAAAAGTGGTAATGAATATTTATTTGCGATACCTTATACACCTAAAACCAACAATCCAATAGAGGCATACTTTAATCAAATCAAAACTTATATGAAAAAGAATAGAAATGTTGAAAATTACGAACAATTAGAAAAGAATGTAGAAAATGCGATAGAAAAAGTAAAACCTGAAAATTATAAAAACTATTTTCAACACGCATACGGAATGAATGAAAAAATAGAATTTATAAGGAAACCATCTACAAGAAAAAGGAAATTAAAAATTTATAAATAATATACTTAAAATTTATTTGTGTATTTTAAGTATATTTAATATGCCTATGCGATTAAAAAGTGATTTATATAAAAAAGAACAGGAAGAGGTTATAGAAAAAATTATATCCATAATAGATTTGAAAAACAAGAATACATATACACTTTATGAATTAGATAAGAATGAAGAAATACAAAATAAAATCATGGAATTAATACCTGAAATAAGAAAATGGTTTTCATTTAATGGATTAAAAGCAGTTGGCGAACCAAGTAAAATAAAAAGACCTTGGTTAAGTATTATAAAAAATTTATTAAAATCAAAATATAATATTGAAAGTAAAGATTTTCAATTTACAGAAAATGGAAAATATATTAGAACACATATTTATAGTTTTACACTTATATAAAAAATTGAAATAAATATACTTAAAACTTATTTGTGCATATTAAGTAAATAGATATGGATACTGAAACTCAAAACTTTTTAGATTATATAAAAACTGATAATGATATAAAATATGAATTAATACCAGTTTGTGATGATTTTAAGAATTTCTTGAATGGTTTAACATTAAACACAGAAGTTTTTACATATATTGGTTTTTATGAAAAAAATACAAAAAATGTATATTTTATACTTCAATCAGTAAATAAATCACCAGAAGTTTATACAACTATATATAATGCGTGGCAATTATTTCATAATAATGATTTTATTACACCGACCGGAAAGAAAAATGAGACAAACTTTCTATAAAAAAATAAAAAATGTTTTTTTCTTCCTGTGATGTAAAAGCACCCCTAAGGGCATTATACTATTTGACATTAGGTTAGTATATTTTATTGGATTTTGTATTCTCTTCTATACTTTTCAGGTCTTTCTCCTGTTTCCATATATGATTTGAATACTTTTTGGATATTTTTACATCCATTCTTATCACGATTGATACATCCCTTCCTATTATTTTCCATTTTATATGTTAGGATAGAATGTATCTTTCGTTCTTTCTGTGATTTATCTTTCTTAAATTTCAAATATAAATTTTCACAAACATCTTCTGTTTTGTATGATAAACAAGATGTTCTAAATTCATCTATATTATAAACCTTAAAAGTTTCTTGTAATTTTCGCTTCAAAGTTAAATTTGGAGTGGATATAAAATTTCTCATTTGTTTTCCTATGCTCCAATCACCGATTATGATAATATGGTCTTTACTATATTTCTTCGCTATTTTATTCACCATATTATCTTCTGTTCGTTTCTTATTTATGTAAGAATACCATTTGTATTGACGAAATTTTTGTTCTTGATATAATGGAACTAATGTTTCATTTTCTTTTATTTTTTTAGTAATGTATTCTTGAAATTTTTCTATATTACAAGTTTTAGAATTATATTTATTTAACCCTTCTTCTATTTTAGTAATACCTATTTTGTCCTTGTAATTTTTCAGTAAAGATTGATATTTTAAGCGTTTTGTTTCTTTCAAATACATTCTGTTTGTATAAGAAAAATAATTTCCATCATCATCCATCATAGAAAATAAAGTTCTTTTTCCAGGATCACAAAATATATGTTTTCCTTCTAAAAATTCTTTCGGAACTTCATCAATATAAGGAAATTCCGGATTTTCTTGTTTTTCTTCCTTTTTGTTTTTTTTAGGTTTATCTTTATTTTCAAATCTTTTCTTTTTTAATTGTTCTTTTTGTAGTTGTTTCTTATCTTCTTTGATTTTATCTTTTTGTTCTTTGGTTAATCCTTGTAATGCTTTCTTTCCTGCTTTTTTCTTATCTTTCTTTTCTTGTTCTTCTTCTACAAAATCTTTATGTAAAAATCTCAACGAAGTAGCATATCCATCTGTAATAATGGTATAATCAAAAACATAATTCTTTATTAATTGTGTTATATTGAAAAAGGTATTCCAAATAAATTCTTTGTTTTGTTCCAAACAATTATACAAATCTCCTTTTGTTTTATTTTTTGTTTTTCCTTTATTTTTTCCTGATTTTATTTCAGTTGTTTCTGTAATCCAAACATCTAATAGTTTTTGATGCTTTTCTGTATCTATAAATAATTCTACTAATGCTTTTGTATCTACTTGAATATGTCTTGGTATAGCGTTAGTTTGTATAGGAAAAAACTGGAATGATTTTCTTTCTATTTTCTCTAACTCTAAACACATAAAAATCATATGATTCAAATATTTATAAGGTGTAATTTTAATGTCATAGTAATAACTGGTTTCAAATATTTCAGGAACAATTTTATACCGATTTTCTTTTAACCAACTATGATATTTTTTATCACAAGTAAGAGTGTTATTGAGTATATCATTTTTGACTAAATTGATTTCTTTATAAAGTTGTCTCTTGAATTCTTTATTTTCAATTTGGTTTTGGTAAAGATGCTTAAAATAAGAATTTACAAATCGTTTAATATAATCAAAAAATCTCATTTTAATATTATTTTCAATAGAAGTAATCATCGTAGTAGCATAATAATCAAGAATAGATGATAAATTACTACCATCTTCTAATTCAAATGAGTTTAGATTTCTAAACTCTTCTAATAAAATAGCATTATTACCTTTTGGTTTTTGTCCTGATGAAGATTTCATTATTGACTTCATACACATAGAAATAGTATCTGTTGTAATTTCAGATATTTCTTGATTATTATGATATTTATGAAGAACCCATAATCGCAATAAAAAATATGTTTTACTTGTAATTGAATTTGTTCTAACAATTGCTTTCTGTAGGATTTCCATATTTTCCTTAACTTCTTTATTATCCTTGTAAAGAATAGAAGAAATAGGAAGTTTCAAACACCGATATTTATCAGGAGGTTCTTTTTTGGAATTCATCCTATATATTTACAAAAGAAAATAATTTTAAATAGTTTTTCCGCAAAATTATTTATTCCTAAATATTTTTAGTAAAACAAAAATGTCATATTATAAATAAAAAATTGAAATACTTTTTCATTTATATTCTATATTCATAACATAGTTCATATTATTACAAAAATGTCGCGTTCTTGTGGTTCAAAAAGATATATATTTCAAGAAGCAATAGACCATTGCCGTTGGAAAAAAGTATTACGCAATAATGTTCTTATAAAAACAGAATTCCAAGAACATAATTTACATCAATTTACAGGTAAAAGTTTTAATGAAATATTATTATTTGTATATAATATTTGTGATAAAGTTGAAGGTATTGGAATGCTTACTATTTATGATATAACTTCTGCTATATGTAGATACAATAAAATAAATATTGAAAAGATTTATATAATAGGTAAGGGTCCTAAAAGAGCAATCCGTTTGTTAAATATAAAAGCAAAATCACAAAAAATAGAAAATATAACATTAAACTATGTTGAAATTCCTGAAATATTAAAGGCATTTCAGGAAAAAAATTATGAAATAAATTTACAAATAAAAAATAGTAATAATGGAGATGATTTTGAAAGTTATATTTGTAATTGGCAAAAAGATAAATAAAATTCTCTAACATAAAAATAAAAATTTGGAACCATATGTTCCTCTTTTTTATTTTTCAATTATAATTTCTTCGTGTTTCATTTTTTCTTTTCGTTTTTGGTATGCTCTTTTCCTATATTCTTTTAATTTTTCAGGGTTTTCTTCTTTTAGTTTTTGTAAATAATTCGCACCATTTTCCATAACCTTTTCTTTATTTTTTTCGTAATATTTTTTATGATTTTTACCACAGGTATATTTTTTTAATCTTTCTTCTAATTCATTTATGCGTTGTTTTAACAATTCATTTTCTACTTTATAATCTTCATTCATTTTTTATATTATACTATTATAACTAAATATTTTTAAATAATTTTATACAGATTTATTATGAAGCAACATACCGAAGATTATAAACTAACTGCGGTTAAATATTATTTAGACCATAATGAAGATATGCGTGATACTTGTGATATATTCAAATGTAATTTTCAATCATTAGCAAGATGGGTTAAAACATATAAACAAAAAGGAAACCTAAACAGAAAAACTCGTAAAAATCATAACCTAAAAATAACTTCTGAAATTGAAAAATTTGTAAAAGATTATATTAGAAAATATAACACTACTACTTTATGGGAATTATCTAAATTAGTTGATGAAAAATTTAAGGTTCATTTGAATGATAAAAGTATTTATAATATTTTACATAAACATAAAATCACAAGAAAAAGGTTGAGAAGTAAATATTATCTTGAAAAGAAAGAAGGTCAAGAAAAGGAAGATTTGGAAGATTTTTATAAAAAGTTAAAAGAATTTGATTACAAAAGAACAATTTGTTTGGATGAAACTTCTATCTATTTGAATATGACTTTTACTTATGGAAGAAGTAAAAGTGGAACCAGAGTAATAAAAAAGACAAATAAATATCCTTACAAAAGATATAATTTGTTATGTGCTATAAGTGCAGATAAAGTGGTTGGTTGGAAATTATACCCTGAAAGAAAAGGTGGTGTAAAAACAACAGATATATTAGAGTTTTATGATGAATTCATACATACAAAATATAAGAATTATTTGGTAATAATGGATAATGCTGTAATACACAAATCAAAAATAATAAGAGAAACAATAGAAAATGATAATAACCATTTATTATATTCAGTCCCTTACCATCCTGAAACCAATTCTATTGAGGAATTTTTTAGTCAGTTGAAACATTATATCAAAAAAGAAAGTCCAAATACTTATGATGATATTTATAAGGTAATTTCAAATATTTTAGAAAATAAAATCACCAAAGAACATTTAACAAATTACTTGAAACATAGTTATAAGATATATAAATCATTACTGCGTTTTTGTCTCATTTTTCTTTCCGGTCGGTGTAATGTAAAATTTTATGATAAATATCATAGTCAATACGAAAAAAAGTATTCTAACTATGAAACTGAAAGAAAATATTTATACAAATATTTAATGAATATATATATTGATGAACTTTTGACGGATAGCAGGTGCTACAATACATAATTATTATATAACATTAAATCTTTTATGATAAAAGGTTTAATTATGTGTTCTAATAAAATAATTATACAAAACTATCAATTAATTTTTCTTTTTCACAAACTTCCAATTCTATTTCCGATTTATTTTGTTGAATGAATTCTTTTTCATTCAATAAAACTCTTATAGTATAAACTGCTGTTAGTTCAGAATAAATTACTTTAAGTATAGCAATATCCAGTTGAGATATTGTTACCAAAATAGATAATGCTGAAATTAAACTTTTTATTAACCACATAGAATTTGCCATGATTTGTAATTCATTTTTAGTAAATTCGGTAATTATCTTTTTATCAGGATTGTATATATTAAAACCTAATATTGGACTTGCTATTTCATTCACTACACAACGAATAATTTCTGTAATTGCTAAAAATAATTGAAGTACTATATACTTATTTATAGTATTAATTTTTACACTCATAACAATTAAATCTTCATTTGGACCTATTCTTAAATATTTATTATCAGGTTCTTTAAAAATAGAAATGATGACAATCATTAATATTAATAAAGTAAAATTTGCGATAATACATTTCTTTAATCTTAATCTATTATCTGTCATTATTCTAAAATCTTTGATGTAATGTTAATTTTTTAATGATTTTTTAAATCAATTTTTTATTATAATGTATCTATTCATTAGATATTTATTTTACACCTATAATATATGCACCTTTAATGTTATCTACTACTTGTTTCAAATAATAATTTATTTTTATTCAATTTTATAATTTATTCGTTAAATTACTTAAAAATAAAATATTTAGGAATATTATAAGGATGTCTATAAAAGAAAAACCACCTGACGACTTTTTCAAAGGAATTAAAATTTCCTTGAAAAGTGTCTTGAAACATCCTGATATAAATACACCGAAAATAACTAACGCTGTTATACTTTGTAATAAAATAGTAATTAATGTTTTACTTTTTATCAAATTATACTTATTGAATTACTATGAAAAAAATAACACTTTACCTCTTATAGATAAGGTATTTGTGAATTCTTGTATGAAAATTATGTGTAATGAAAAACCACAAGGAAGACCAGCAAAGAAAGAAATTAAGGAACTCAAAGACAATTTAACTGCCTTTTACAAAACCGATTTTGAACCACTTATTCAAAAGGATACACTTGAATATACACATATGAATACTATTTTGGATTATTTAACAATTGATATTCTTACCATGTATGAAAATAACATTAAAAATCATTTTGTGGAATATGTTGAGCGATATGTAAATGTGGTTTGGAAAAAGAAGTTTATTGTAAGCAAAATAAGAAAAATGAATATTACCAAAAAAGCAAAAGATGTAAAAATAAACAAATTATGTAATCAGTTAAGAAAAATCAAAAATGATTTACTGAATGTTGAAACAACACAATACAAATCTCATAATTCTTATCATACATGGATTAATCAACAAAAACAATATATTATACCAGTTAAAACATTTAAGAAAAATTTATATTATGATTTGATGTGTAGTCCTATGGATTATTTCCCTTGTATGATTAAAATGATGAAACAAGTAGAAAAAGAAGAACAAACTATTTGTAATGTATTCCCTATGCGGAATGAAATTATACCAAAACATATAAGATTAGATACAACTACATTAGTGCATCTTCTTATGACGAAAAAACAAGGAAATAAAAGTGATTATTTAACAGAAGGAAATTTGAAACGAAATGAAAATAAAATTTGGGAATTCTTTTTTAGAACTGAACGCAAATGTTTTCATAAAAAGCATTATGAATTTCACCATATGATAGAAACAGATGGAATTAGTTGTTCTTTGTTATTATTACGAAAAGACCTAATTGGAAAGAAACTACCGATGATGAAAAAAGGTTTATCAACTGAAATATATATTGATGAATTAACTGATTATTCACAATTACAAAATAAAAAAATTGTATCCATAGACCCTGGTAAATGTGATTTAATTTATTGTGTAGATGCCGATAATAAAGAAGCAAATAAGTTTAGATATTCACAAGACCAACGAAGAAAAGAAACCAAGAAAAAGAAATATTCTAAAATCCAATTGGAATTGAAAAAGGAAAAAATACAAGAAAAAACAATTATAGAATGGGAAACTGAATTATCAAAATTAAATCGTAAATCACTTAATATAACAAAATTTAAAGAATATATTCAAAAGAAAAGTGAAATAAATGGTATGTTATTCAAGTTTTATGAAAAATACATTTTCAGGAAACTACGATTACAAAGTTATAGAAATACCAAAAAAAGCGAACAAAAAATGTTAAACAATTTCAAACGAATTTTTGGTAATGAAAAAGAAGTAGTAGTTTGTTTTGGAGATTACGAACAGAAACAACAAATGAAATACAAAGAAGCAACCAAAGGAAAAGGTATGAGAACTTTATTTAGAAAAGCAGGATTTCAAACTTATTTGGTTGATGAATTTAGAACCAGTTGTAGATGTTCCAAATGTGAAATAGGTATTTGTGTTAAGAATATGGTAATGGAAAATCCAAGACCATACAAAACAGGAAACATTCTCGTCCATGGACTGATTTGTTGTAAGAACGGATGCGGTTATTGGAATAGAGATGTGAATGGTGCAACAAATATTTATAAAATTGCTTATAATGCGATAAATAATAAAGAAAGACCAAATTATTTATCAAGAAGCAATAACTCATCAGGGTTTTTAGAAGAATTCCCAAAATCAAAATTTACATGCCTTGAAATAGGCAAACCTTGAAGTTTCCTTTCATTTTATACCGAAAGGTGCGGTTTTAAATCTTCAAGGGTGTAAATATCAAGAATACGTTGACTTTGATTATGACCATTTTGATAAAAAAACTAAAACATATAATGAGTTAATTTCAGTTAGAGATAAATTTATATCAAAAAGACCTCAATGGATGAACACTAATATATTTATAAATTATGAAAATTTAATGTTTAAATACCATACTGAATATGTAAAAATAAACAAAGAGTGGGAAATTTATAATAAAAACAAAATAATAGGCAAAAAATGTTGTCCTTTTTGTTGAGTAACTTGCTCTAAATGTCTAAAGGTGTAACAAAACCCTAAAATATATTATAAAACTATTTAAATTGAAAATACTATATTAAAATATAATAAAATATGTCTAAAAAAAATGGAAATGTTCAAGCCAACACAAATATTGTAGCAAAAAAAAGAGGAAGAAAATCAAAAAAAGAAATTGAAGAAGCACAGAAAACAAATATTAGTGAACCAATTAATATTACTGAAAATATAGTAGTGAAAATGAAAGAATTACAATTAGATAATCAAACTAATAATGGTAGTTACATAGATGAAGTTTTAAATTCTGACAATGACAATGACAATGATAATGATAATGAAATTAAAAATATATGTGATACTGATTATATTAAAACGTCTAATATTGATAATAAACCTATTCCAAAAAAACGTGGACGCAAACCAAAAGGTGGCAAAATTATTCAACAAATTATTTCTTTAAATAATGTTAAAGAAACTAAACCTAATGTTATATTACATCTTAAGTGTTTTTTAAAAGATTTAAACTCATCATCTGATTTGTTTAGTTCTAATCTAGAAAGTTATTCTTTTTCTAACTCTAATTTTTGTTATGATATTATTAATAATCAAAATAAACCTAATAATTTTATCAGTGTGCCATCAAAATTATCTGAATATGAAGTTGATAATAATACAAGTTTTGACACTGAAATTATTAAAAATAATGAAAATGATATTAGAGAGATTTGGAAAAAATTAAAGGTTTTAGAGCATAATTTACACATTAATAATACTGATAATAAAAAGTGTGCTTGCTTTTGGGACACATGTGAATTTGACAATCCACCTGTATATATTCCAAAACATTTTATGAACGATACATACCACGTGTATGGATGTTTTTGCAGTCCAGAATGCGCGGTTGCTTATTTAATGGAAGAAAATATTGATAGTTCAATCAAGTTTGAAAGATATCAGTTGATAAACCATATTTATTCAAAAATATATAATTATAACAAAAATATAAAACCTGCTCCTAATCCTTACTATATGCTGGAAAAGTATTATGGCAATTTAACTACGCAGGAATATAGGTCATTATTAAGAAATGAACGTTTATTTTTAGTTGTAGACAAACCATTAACACGTATAATGCCCGAGCTTCATGAGGATAATGATGACTTTATTATTAACAATAAAATTATCCCGACAAATAACATTAAATTAAGAAAAATACAACCGAAACAAACTAAAAATAATATATTAAGTGAACGTTTTGGATTAACTCAATAATTACACCCTTGAAGATTTAAAACCGCACCTTTTAGGAAAACTATCGGTATAAATTTAGTAATATTTGTCCCATTTTTACAAGTTCTAAAATCTTTACACCTTTTTACATTTCAAACGTCGATTTTTATATAACGAAAATTATATAAAAATAATTTATTATATTACCTTAATGAATAACGAAAAACTTATTGAAGAAAATAATATAGATAACTATATTTGTCAAGGTAAAGGATGTCATGTAAGAAAAAATGATAATCTTAATTCTGTTTTTGGTGATTTTTACAAATGTGAAATTTGTAATAAAAAATTTTGCGTAAATTGTATTTATTTATATTGTAGCACTTGTAATAACTTTGTTACTTGTTTTTGGTGTGGGACAAACTATAAACATAAAAATAATATCAGTTATTTAGAAAAGGTAAATATAAAATGTGCTAAATGTAGTAAATAACATCGGAATCTGAAATGTAAAAAGGTGTAAAAACAGTTCAAGAAACGTTAATTTCGTATAAACCATCTTCTATAATTCCAGTTTCTCCTATTTCATTTTTGTGACCTAATTGATTACTAATTAATCTTATACCATTTTTTTCAAAATCATAAGACCAATGTGTGTGGCCGCTTATCCACGCTAATACATTATTTAATTTAAATTTATCTAATGTATTGTCTGGCCAAGCAAAATATAAACTTAATTTTTGTTTTACAAACAAATATTTTGTGTGTGATGTTCCTGTTATTGTCGGAGGAAAATGGGTAACTACAATTGTTTTTTTATTCTCTCCAGCTAAATAATCTTGAAGTTGTTTGAATGAATCATTTGATAATTCATACATCTTAGAAATATCTAATTTAACTACTTGATTTGTCTCCTTTTTGAAATATGTTATATTATTATAATCATTTATATACATTTGAGCTTCAAAACTATTACTAAATGGAGGTTTGGTCCAAAATGTTGAACCATAAACATTTATATTATCATCTAATTCAGCAATAGAATTATTTAAGTAAAATATATTTTTATATCTTGATTGAATATTATATTCATAATTAAATTCTAGTTCATTCATATTTTTTTTAGGCGAATAATATTCATGATTTCCTGGAATATAAAATGTTTTCTTCCAATTTACAGAGCAATAATCTAAAAATGGATAAAATAATTGATGATTTAAATTACATATATCTCCTGCCAAAATTAAATAATCTGCTTTTTTATTTAATAAAGGCATTTTATTCCAAATTTCTAAATGAATATCTGAAAACACTTGTATTAATATTTTTCTTGTAGCCATCGTAATATAATATAATGTAATATCTTTTTATATTATATTTTATTTCCTTTTATATGTTCGTCGTTTCCTATGTGATTTTCGTTTTTTAGTTTTATGACTACGATGTCTTCTTGTTTTTCCTCCAATATTTAATTTTGACATTCTTAAATATAATTTTTCCTCGTCGGTGTAAGGGATTTCTGGTTCATCATTTAATCGTCTAAGTCTATTTTCAAGTTCTTTCATTCTCACATTATCGCGCATACTGACATTATTACGCATAATTTCGGAATTTGTTTCAACAAGTAATTTTGTTACTTTTGGATCATGTCTTAAATTTTCACGTTTTAAAAAGGCATCAATAACTCTTTCTCGAGCTATAGGATTAGGTCCTGATTCTTTTTCTATCCTTTTTTGTGCTAATAAATTATTTAGTGCTCTTTTTTTTACACCAGTTAAAGGTATGCCGCCTGTTTCTTTTTCAATATTGCTTTTTACGTCAGATGGATTTAAGCTTACAATTTGTTCTGCTGTCATGTCTTTTAAATCTGATTGTGTTTCATATTTATGTTTTTTTTTAAAAAAACTTTTAAATGATGCCATTATATATTATATTTTTATATTATATTTTTATATTATTTTTTTTACTTCGCCTTTATCAACTCTTTCGCGATAATTACGCATAGCTCCGTCTAAATGTCCTCTTAATTGTTTATAAATTGCCTGATTTACAGATGATACTTTTTCTGATTCTATTTTTTTAGAAATGCCAAAATAGTCTCTAATTACAGCGATTTCATCAAAGTTAAATTCTCCTAATTTCTCTCTAGCTTTTTCTTCTATATAGTCTGTTTGTCTCATTACAATTTGAATTTTACTATTTATTTGGTCTGTTTCAATTAAAGAAATATTATTCATATATGAAATAGATAAATTATTTTTTAAATCATATTAAACGAATAGTTATATATTAATTATCTAAGAATGGAAGATACTAAAAAACCACATTTGTTCGATATTCAGATTATTATGAATGATATTGAAAAAGTAATTCAAAAAGGACTAAACAAATTGCTCATTAATTATATCGACAGACACGAATTGTTAGAAAAAACACATAACCAATTAATTCAATTGCCATCTATTGCTGAAGAATTAAAGAAAAAAAATATTATTCAACCCGAGAGAAATTTTAATGACTTTTACCCCGAAACTGCTATTGAAAAATGTGGCGATTTTGATTGTATTACTGTTAAAGATATGATTAAAGAAATGACAGAAACTATTATGGGTCACAAAATTTCTAATCTAGAAAATAAACTTGATAAAATGGAAAAAAAATATGATTCTATTATACCTATTTTAGATAAGTTAGTTGGTAAAATTCATCATTTAAATGATGATATTAAAGGGCTTCAAAATAATAATGATTATAAATTTATTGAAAAAATAGTTTATAAAGATACTATTGAAAATTCATCTGTTGTTAAAAGTTGTGAAAATGAAAATATTAAAATTCATATTAAAGAATATAAAGAGCTAGAAAAAGAAATTTCTGATGATTGCGACGTTGTAAAATCAGTATTAATTACAAATTCAACAATTTCAATAAAAGAAGAAGCAACCCCTCCATCAATAGATACTAAACAAGTTAAACTAGAACAAACAAAAGAGGAAGTATCTGCCGAAGAGGAACAGGAAGAAGAGGAACAGGAAAAAGAAAAAATGAATGAACAACAGGATGAAGAGGAAGAAGAAGAAGAAGAAGATGAAGAAGAAGATGAAGAAGAAGATGAAGAAGAAGAGGAAACTATTATTGAAACTGCAGAGAGTAAAGTAGTTTATCAAAATATATCTGACAATGAAGAAGCAAGTATAGAGACTGAAACTAAAGAAGATAAAGAAGAAGATGAAGAAGAAGATGAAGAAGAAGATGAAGAAGAAGATGAAGAAGAAGACGAAGAAGAAGATGAAGAAGATGAAGATGAAGAAATATTTGAGATCGATATTGATGATAAAACTTATTGTACAAATAATGACGAAAATGGTTTTATTTGGGAATTGTCTGTGGATGGAGAACAAGGTGATAAAGTTGGATATTTTAAAGAAGGCGAACCTTTCTTTTATGCTGATGAAAAATAAATATTTGGGTTTTTTCTAATGCAGCGCGTTTCCCAGACGTTTTGTGAAGCTATAAAAACGACGATTTTTATATAATAAAAAATATATAAAATAAATTATTACATTATATATTTACTAATTAAGTGAGGATGAAAAATAATTCTGGTTTAGTAAATCCATTGAACGATGATGAAGTTGCTCTGCTATACGCTCCAATTTCCTGTACAACAATACTTTCTCCGATAGCCAATGACGGTAATTGACAATCCCGAGATATAATATCTAATGAATCACAAGATTCACCATATAAAATAGATTGAAAAGTTTTCTCATTGCGTTCATTAAATGGAATAAATGTGGGTTTTGCATAATCAAATATTGTATTTGAAAAAGTTTTATACACACCATCTGATAAATAATAAGTTATTAATTTTTCACCTGTTTCTTTATTTACTTTTTCTTTTTTATTTATAATAGAACAAACGAGTGTATGTGATGAAGCCACAAAATATCTTCCAGGTTCAGCAATAAATCTAATTCCTTCAGTTCCGGAAAAAATTTCATCAATACCTTTATTTATAACTTCAGCCATAGATTCAAATGAAACTTTACTATTTGACACTCCAGGAAATCCGCCTCCAATATCAATCAATTTCATATCAATATCAATTGATTTAGCAATATCAAATACTTTTTTACAATCTGATAATGCAGACCAATATACTTGTGCGTCTTCACATCCCGAACCAACATGAAAACTTACTCCAATAATATTTAAATCTAATGTCTTACCTGTTTCCAAAATTTCTTTTACATTTTCAAGATCAACACCAAATTTACAATTAAATTTACATAATGATTTGGAATCATCAACTTGGATGCGAACTAATATTTCTGCTTCTGGATGATATAATTTAATTTTAAATAACTCATAACAACTATCAACAACAAGTAAATCAACATCGTTTGAACGAGAAAATTTTATATAATCAACTGGCTTACAAGGATTTGCAAAAATTATTTTTTCAGGTTTTACTCCTAAATTAATTGTTTGTAATATTTCTTGTTGAGAAGCACAATCAAAACAACACCCCAATTTATCTAAAAGTTCAATAATAATAGGACAAGGATTACATTTTATGGCATAATAAGGAACAACTCGGGATAAATTTTTTTTCCATCTATGGAATTGTCTTATAACATCACCTAAATCGACCAAAATGAATGATTGTTCGCCTTTTTTCTTTTCCAAATATTGATTAATTATATCAAATTGGTCTAATTTTGTATCATATATTTTTATATTTTTGTCTGAAATATAGTTGTAAATATCTGTAATTGATTCAGATGGTATATCGTTCATATTTTTATTTTTAATTGTATTAATTTACTTTTAAATTATATTAAATGAAAACATATTATTTTATAAATAAAATATAAATATAATATAAAATGATAAATTTGTGTGCTCCAGCTATAATATATTTAATATTTTCAATTACTCAAATACTTATTGATATATTTAAAGGCCTTTATAACACAGCAGTTGTAAAAGGTATAGTAACAATTATGGTAACATTATTGTTAAATATTTTATGTGAAAAAGGTCTCAGTGCAGTTTCATGGGTTATAGTCTTTATACCATTTATTTTGATGACAGTAATAGTAAGCATGATACTATATGTATTTGGATTAGATACTGCAACAGGAAAATTAGAATATACATGCGATGAAACAAACACAACAAGTAATTGTGGTAATAATATAACTATTGATGCTTCAGGAAATATTGTGATTTATGATCCTGAATATAACTCACTAATCAATCCTGTTTATTATAAATCGCCAAATATTATAGTTCCAAATCCATCAGCAAATAATTCTACAACTACACAAAATATTGTTATAATCCCAAATGGATCGAGTAGTCCTGCTTACCAAAGTTAGAGCGAACCATTAGGTCTTATATGACAGGAAAGCAATTTACACCCTTGAAGATTTAAAACCGCACCTTTTGGTGAAATAAAAATTGAAATAAAAATAATATATGTTTAATAATAATAATAATAATAATAATAAATGAGCGAAAATATTAATTCCTATTTTGATTTTGATGACGATATATTTGGAGAAACAAGTAAATATGTCCCTGATATCACTAAACCAAATTTTACAGAAATGCTAAAAAATGATAGAGAAAAAGGTATCAAAGAAATTATTAAACATAGTAAATATATGAAAAACATTGAAGAACAAAAGATGATTAGTTTCTATTATAACCCAGTGCTATTGGTTCATTGTACTATTGATGAAAATTTTAAGTTTATGAAATATATAATGGAACAAGAGTATAATCAAAATTATGAAAACTATTTAATGTCTAATGAAGATAAAAAATAAATATTTATTATAATGTGTTATTAAAAATCATGTTTTTTTCGATCAATTTTATTTACGTGTCTTCCTTTACAAATATTTTTTTCAATATATTTATTTTTACATTCTTCGCATAAAAAGAAATTCTGTATAATAGGAGGTTCGGATGATAATAATTTCTCTTTTTTTATTTTTTCTTTCTCTGTGAGTGAATTCCACCAATTTTTATCGACATCATTCTTATTCCAATATATTGGTTTTCCTTCCAACTTATAAGGACAACATATATCATCACAATATTGATTATTACACCAACTACAATTCCAAATTTCAAAACATTCTCCACATGAAAAATCCATTATATTTATATATTATATTTTATGTTTTTATGTTTTTATGTTATTATGTTATTATATTATTATGTTATTATTCTTATATCCATCTCCTTTATCGTTATTTAAGTGATATTTAACAGCAGAAATTCTATAATCTTATGTCTTATGATTAGTCATCTATATTATTTTGAGAAAAATATAATAATAGTTAAGGGTGCGGTTTTAAATCTTCAAGGGTGTAAAAAGTGAATTACAACCTAAATTATATATAAGAGATTTATAAAAGGTGCGGTTTTACACAATTGAAGATTTAAAATGGGACAAAATAATTAGTCTATATTTGTTGTGTTTGTTTATTTTGTGGTAAAATTTTTATATTTAGAAAATTTTTTAATATAGTAATGTTATATAATATGTATAACATACATAACTTGCTTTTCAGAAAAAAACAAAGTCAGTGCAAAGGACGAGTACAAAAAAAATGTAAAACTGCTAAAAAGAAGTGTCTCTGGGCGAATGGTAGTAAACGTTCATTTTGTAGAAAAAGAAAATCATCAAAAAGGCGATAAAATTTTATATTTTTGTCCCAATTTAAATCTTCAAGTGTGTAAATGTTCAAGGGTGTAAATAAAATATTTGTAAACCACTTAAATATATATTAATATTAAATATATTTAATAATGATAAATCATTTAAATTCCTTTTTTATTTGTGTTTTATTTGTAGATATGCTAGAGAGAAGATTTTCCAAACAAATTCATAAATTTATAATTACTTTATCATATAATTGTATTTATTATTACAGCAAATGTCAGATATTTTTTATGAATGTAAGAAATAATTTAAATTTATTTATTGAAGCAAACCCAATGCTTTTAAAAATTAGTAATGATATAAACAAATTAAATATTTCTTTAAATAAATGCGAAAAAAATATAGAATATTATAATGATTATGGGTTTTATATATATAATTATATTGACAATAATATTGTAAACAAATTTATTTTTTATAAAAATAGTAATGAACAATTTAATGAAAAATCAGATATTAAATTTATGTTAATCGAATTCAAAAATGGAGAGAATATCTATAAAATAGATTTAAAAACAGATAAATTTAACTATTATTTAGTAGGTAATAAATTTACTAAGAACTTTTTTATTTTCTATATAAAAACACATCTTAATAAAAATGATGAATTAAATGATGATAATAAGTATACACTTAAAATTATCGATCATAATGTTAATATGTTAGAATTCGAATTTACGGATGAGAATGAGAGCATTTTGTTAGAAAAAAACGGTTATAAGTTAAAAACTACAAATCATAATGAATAAAAATAATATATAGTAAAAACTATTTAAAAAAAAATTGAGATTATTAAATACAATATGTTATCCCAACATACAGATACAATGGATACAGCAACTGCTTTAGAGTCATTTCATAAATTATCAGATAAATGGACTTTGTGGGCGCATTTGCCTCATAATACTGATTGGAGTTTAAAGAGTTATATTCCCATTTCTACATTTAGCACGATTGAAGAAACAATTGCAGTAACTGAGACGTTGCCTACACCTCTTGTAGAAAACTGTATGTTATTTATGATGAGACAAGGAATCTCTCCTATGTGGGAAGATCCAAAAAATAGAAATGGGGGTTGTTTCTCATATAAAGTTTCGAATAAAAATGTTACAAAAGCTTGGAGTGAATTGACATATAGAATTGTTGGAGGTTCTATTAGTAATGAGATTGCTTTTGTTAAATCTGTGACTGGGATAACTATTTCACCTAAAAAAAATTTTTGTATTATTAAAATTTGGATGACAAATTGCAACCATCAAAACCCAGGAGTTGTAACTTCTGTAAAAGGGTTATTAGCACAAGGTTGTTTATTTAAAAAACATACGCCTGAATATTAAATCTTTTACATCTTTGGTCATTTATAAAATACACATAAATATCTTCAAATTCATAAGCTGCTTTAATCATTTCAACTAATTCACAAATTGTGTTTTATTGATATCATTTTTCATATTTTTATGTCATTTTGTAATTCTATATAATCTTTTTATTGCGCCGACCTGAAATAAAAATGTTTAATTAAGTTTTTATGGATGACCAAAGATGTAATATTATAAAAATTATAATAAATATCTATTATAATTTTTATGCAGTTCTAGTCCAATAGTAAACAACTATATATGGGTTCATAATAGAAAATGCTGTTCCTGAACCAGTATTATTAATGGTTGTAGTTGCTGTTGCTGTAATTCCTGTAGTAGCTGGATTAACAAATGCATTATTTGGGTACACAGATGGATTTGAACCTGGTGGAACTTGATTACCAGCTCCTGTATAAGGGGACTCATTTATTGAATGACTATGTCCTGGATCATTAATTGTTACATTTGTAGTTGCAGTATGAGTGTGTGATGGTAAATTAGATAGTGACAATGTTGTGGTAGTGTTACCACCTGTTGCACCGCCTGTTGAAAATGTTGAACCGAAACCTATCAATATTCTATCATTAGCGAAATTTACCCAAGTAAAACCACCTATTGTTGGTGTTGAACTAGTTGTAGTTGCTATTATTATACCTATTGGATAAATTAATCCGATATTCAAAGATGAACCAGTGGGTCCTGTTATACCAGTGGGTCCTGTTATACCAGTGGGTCCTGTCATCCCAGTGGATCCTGTCATACCAGTTGGTCCTGTCATACCAGTGGGTCCAGTTATACCAGTGGGACCAGTTATACCAGTTGGTCCAGTTATACCAGTGGGACCAGTTATACCAGTGGGACCAGTTATACCAGTGGGACCAGTTATACCAGTGGGACCAGTTATACCAGTAGGTCCAGTTATACCAGTGGGACCAGTTATACCAGTAGGTCCAGTTATACCAGTGGGACCAGTTATACCAGTAGGTCCAGTTATACCAGTGGGACCAGTTATACCAGTAGGTCCAGTTATACCAGTGGGACCAGTTATACCAGTGGGTCCAGTTATACCAGTGGGTCCAGTTATACCAGTGGCTCCAGTCATACCAGTGGGTCCAGTCATACCAGTGGGTCCAGTCATACCAGTGGGTCCAGTCATACCAGTGGGTCCAGTCATACCAGTGGGTCCAGTCTTTCCACCTCTCTCTGGACAAGGAACAAAGCAATCACATTCATCAGGAATGTATGACTCTTCGTCGTTACACAAATCACATGTATTTCCACAATCACAATCATCTGGACCAGTATAATTACAATCTGGACATGGTACATAGTATCCTTTTTTACATAAGTTATTACATGGATTAGGATGAGTATATGGAGCACCATTTATATGCGTTACATTTAAATTTGTGACTTTTATGTTTTCACTTACTATATTTATTGCATTTATATTACTCATTATATATAAATAATAACATATTTAAATTACATCGTCCTCAAAGAAAATGAGTGAAACTTTTATAAAAAAATAAAAATTTATGATTATTCTTTCCAAATGATGTAAAACACGCCTAAAGGGTATTAAACTATTTGACATTAGATTAGTTTATTGTATTATATTTTGTATTCTCTTCTATACGTTTCAGTGTCTTTCACCGGTTTGAATATATGAGAATATTTTTGGATGAAAGTTTGTCTCATTTTATTTCCGGACGATGTAATTTAACCTCAATTTAATTTGGAATAGGAAAAGGTCTTTGTTTTTTTTCTATTACTAAAGGTTCTGGCATTAAAACAGGCCCTTTTTCATAAATATTTGTTGAATCTAATTGTGTTATTTCTGGAACAAAACAAGGAGCTGGATTCACTAAATTTGTTGAATTTATTCCAAATAAAAATGATTCAGTATCAGCAGCATTATATGATAATTTATTCCAAGGAATTTGAGCTGGCAATAATCCATTTCCAGGTAGTCTCGTATTATAAGCAACGCCATATTGTGAATTTGGATATAATGTATAATTGGAAGAATTATGATATTGTCTTTGTTCTAAACAATAGTTTCCTGGAGTATTTCTATTACGTGTAGAAGCCATTTATATACATTTATAAAATATTATTTAATAAAATTTTTAAACAAAATTTTATTTTCTTCAGATATATTTCCAGTATCTAAATAATCAGATACACATTTATGTGTCATATACATGTAATCATAAGAATATAAAATACATAAGCCATATTTAATATCGTTTGAGAATATTATTGATGATGCCCTTTTCATAAGTTTTTTTAAAAATTCACAATCTTTAATTTTTTCGTATAATTCATAAATTGAATTTTCAAAAACTACTTGATTATCATTATAATCAATAGTAAAAATATTTAGTAAATCTTCTTTATAAAGATAATCACGTATAAAACTGATTTCGTTTTCTGTTACATTATCAGTATCTAAAAATATATCATCTTTATAATATCTACATACAAATTTAGTATTATACATTATTTAATATATACAATAATATTTAAATAAATTTAAATATTATTTTTTACACCTTTTAAGCTTGTATAATAAGAAATATCGTACAATATCCTATATAAATTATCTCGGAATATGTTGGATTTCATATATACACATATATTAAGCATATTGATAAGTAGAATGTTTATTGAAATAATCAGTATCCCGAGTTAATTCACGAGACGGAACACCGCCACGAATCCATCCATCAGAAGCAATGTTTTCAATTTGATAAGCAGGATTATTAATTCTTTGTTTTACAGCAGGTAATAAAGGTGTTTGGTGATATTTAATATAACTTTTCTCACTTAAATTAGTAACACTGCGTTTATTAATTATTTGTTCTCCTTGTTGAATTTGAGATTCCATAACAGGATTTACAGAACCACGCCCTAAATAAGGAACAGTGGCAAATGGTCTATGGAATAA